CTTAATGCTCCAGAAGGTGCAGGGTAATCAACAAGAATATGACTTTGACCATAAGTTAAAGAACACATAAGTATTCTTCTTGCGTATTCATCTAAATCAGAACCACAACCGTCAACATCCATTTTAAAAGTTTCAGTCCAATATGGATCGCCTGTTAAAGTTATTGGTTTTCTTAATACAAGACCTGTAGCTGCCCTTATTAGTCTTTGTGTAAAAGGAGAAAATACAGCACGGTTTACCCTTGCCATGTATGCTGTGTAGTCCTCTCTAGGCTCTAAAGGTAAAAATGCTTCACTGTTTTCCCTAAGATATTCTGTACCTTCAGTGACAGCTTTCATTATTTCCCATCCTTTCATCATGTCTAAAACTGCTCTAGTTCTAGTAAAAGGACTATCTATATCATTAATAGTTGTGGATGTTTGTACTTTTGTCTTGTAATCTCCAGGAATTGAATAAGTCATTAATTAACACCTCCATCTCTTTAATGCTAATGCCTTTCTAGTAGGTCTGCCTTTACTATCTTTCATTGGTCCTTTTACCCCTTTCATTCTCGCACAAAAACTCTTTCTTCTCGCTGCTCTTTTTCCTGTTGGATTCTTTTCTGTTACTGGTGCTTGTAAATTACTTCCTGTAGCTCTGTTATATTTTGCTCGTCCTTTAGCAGTCAGCCCTCCTTTCTTGGACTTTTCACCCCTACCAATAGATAAACTGACTCCTTTTCTTCTTGGCATTACTTTCCTTTTTTCTTCATTGCTATTGAATGTGCTTGCATAAATGTCTTACCTTTCAACATCTCTTCTTTCATTATTTTCATGTGTTGTGCAGTATGAGTACCCTTCTTTTTATGATTTGCTAGAGCAGTCTTTTGCCTGGCTGTAAGTTCTTTTTTCACCTTCATTTCTTTTTCCTCTTTGTTTTTTTGGAACGTAGTTTTTTAAGATCAGCAACAGTAATCTTATCCCGTGGTGGAGCAACAGCAGCTAGTCTACGTTGCTTTGCTGAATAAGATTTCTTAGGCATTAAACAGCAGAAGTAATAGCACCAGTAGTTTGAAAACTTACTGATACAGTTGAAACATCTCCAACAGTTGAGCTATATGAAGTTCCTGTAATAATTCCGTTAAAACTTAATTTCTTACTTCCTGATGTATCTAAAAATAAGTTAAATGAAGCATCGCCAGCATCTTCAGCAGTTAATATATCTGTGATTATTTCAGCAGTATTGTCTCCACTTGTTGCTGTGTAAAGAAGATCTACTGTACCTGTAGCTGTTATCAAACTTCCTACATACTTTCTTGATGTATCGCCATGAGCAGTACATTCAAGAGTATCTTTAACAACATCTAATGTCCAAGAAGTCGTAGAAGCTATAGCCCCGATTGATCCAGTTCCGTTATCAAATGACACAGAGCCTTCTTCACCACGAAAAAATGCCATGATTTCAATAAAATTTTACTTATAACAATATCTTACCTTGAAACTGTATTTTTCACAGTTATTT